GACGCTTCTCAGCCTGCATTGCAGCGACTGATGACCGAGGGCGAGAACAACGCTTTGTTGCCGGTTGATACTTGGATGGCTTTCGGCGAGAAAGGCGGCTTGAAGGGCGCGATTGACTTCCTGCCCATCGACATGATTGCTCAGACGCTGATTCAATGCTACCAAGCGCGAACGGAAATCAAGAATCAAATCTACGAAATCACAGGTCTTTCGGACATTATCCGAGGATCGTCGTTTGCGTCCGAGACAGCGACTGCACAACAGATCAAGGGGCAATACGCCTCGATTCGGTTGCGTGCCATGCAAGAGGATGTGGCGCTGTTTGCGACGGGCTTGCTCCGTCTAAAAGCGCAGGTTATTTGCACCAAGTTCACTCCCGAAACGATTCTCATGTACGCTGCTGCAAATCAGCTAGAACCGGAAGATCAACAGTTGATTCCTCAGGCACTTGCGCTGCTGAAAGATAAGCCCTTGCGGAATTTCCGCATCGAGGTCGCAGCGGATTCCCTTGTGCAGCTTGACGAACAACAGATGAAACGGGATCGGGCTGAGTTCATTGCCGCATTGGGAACGTTCCTGCGGGAAGCCTTGCCGCTTGGAACGCAAGCGCCGGAAATGATCCCCATGATCGGCGAAACAATGAAGTTCATGGTCGCATCGTTCAAGGGTGCGCGGCAGCTTGAAGGTTCGATTGACGCTGGAATTAACAAGATTGTGAACCGCCCGCCGCCACAGCCGCAACAGAATCCCGAAATGATGAAGATGCAGGCTGAACAGCAAATGACGCAAGCGAAGATGCAAGCCGATGCACAACTAGAGCAAGCCAAGATGCAAGCCACTATGCAGATTGAGCAGGCTAAATTGCAGCTTGAGCAAGCCAAGACGCAGCGCGAGGTCGAAATTGAGCAGATGCGGGCGCAAATGGACGCTCAGAAAATGGAGTTTGAGCGCCAAAAGGTCGAAATGGAGGAGCAATACAACCGGTGGAAAACGGAACTGGATGCAGCAACAAAAGTTACCGTGGCGCGAATTGGGGCGAATCCTGGCGTGGATATCCCGCTGGTTGAGGCTGCAACTGCCTCTGCTGAACGCATGACTGCCGAACTAGGCAACGGCGTGCAAATGGCGCTGCAAAACGTCGAGCGGCTACAGCAGGACATGGCGATGCTGCACGATCAGACTGCGGGCAAAATCGACAACCTAATGAATGTCATGGCTGCACCGAAACGCATTATTCGTGGGCCTGATGGCAAAGCTGTCGGGGTTGAAATCGCAACATGAACGGGGGTTGGGACACCGGTACTTGGGACGAAGCAACGTGGGATTACGTTCCTACGCTGATCGACCTTGATACGCATGACGGCGACAAGCTGAAAGATCGCTTTGCAAGGGAAAAGGCGGTACGGGAGGAGCGTCGCCGGGAAGTTCTCGCCCTGTATGAAAGAATTGTTGAGGGCAAGGAAGATATCCCCGAAGTTGTCGAGCCGCTCAACTACATAACCAAACAACAGATTTTGACAAGCAATCTTAATTTTGATAAATTGATTGCCGATCTTAAGAATGCTGAACAGATATGGCATCAGCACGTTGAAATTGACGATGAGGAAGTTCTGTTACTTCTATGAGAAAACGCTGGATTTATGTTGACGGTGAGGCGATAGAAGTTGGTGAATACCAACCGACTGCGGTGCACCATGTAATGCCCGACATTCAGCCTTATCAGTCCATGATTGACGGATCAATGATTACTAGCCGCAGCCGCCACAGGGAGCACCTGCAAGCGCATGGCTGCATTGAAGTCGGCAACGAAAAGATGGAAACGAAAGTTGCTTCGGTTAAGGATAACCGCAGAGAAGTATTGCGGGCGCAACTAGCAAATATGACTCACGCAGATGCAAACAAGATGTTGAACAAACTGCGCGATGACGCACGATTTACCCGTAACCCCCACAGGGAGAGATAAATGAGCGATCTAAACGCAATTGCACCAGTTGAAGATACCCGCAGAGAAAAGCTGCTGGAACAGTTTGATCAAGTCGAAAGCGCCCCCGAAGCTGTCCGCGAGGATGTACCCCGCGACGAGCAAGGCAAGTTTGCTCCGAAAGAACCCGAACAGACGATGATGCAGCAGGCGCAAGAGCCTGTTGAAGAGCCTGTGTGGAAACGCCCACCGGCTTCGTGGAAGAAGGATTATCACGACGTTTGGCAAACCGCTGATGACAGGATGAAGGAATACGCCTGGCAGCGCGAAGAACAAATGAAGGCAGGGGTTCAACCCCTGATGGAAAAAGCAAGGCTTGCGGATCAATTCCAAGAGGTGCTGAATCCGTACATGGACACTATCCGTGGGCTGAACATTGAGCCGACGCAAGCAGTCAAGGCTTTGATGGAAGCCGATCACGCATTACGTTTTAGCGACCCGCAGCAAAAGCAACAACTTTTTATGCGTCTCGCACAGCAGTACGGTGTGACTTTGGGCGGCGAGTTGCAACAACAACCGTTTGACCCGAATATCTCAGCACTTCAACAAGAACTAAATCGAGTTCGTGGCGAGGTGATGAGTTGGAAAGAGCAACAAGAGCAGGTGCAGAATCAGTCATTGCTCGGCGAAATCAACAATTTTGCCATGCGTGCTGAGCATTTTGAAGAAGCGCGACCGACAATGATTTCGCTGCTGCAAAGCGGTGTAGCAACGACATTGGAAGATGCGTATGAAAAAGCATTACGCCTAGACGACAACCTTTATCAGCAAGTTCAACAGAGCCGACAAGCCCAGGTTGAGACTCAGCAAAAGGTCGTAGCGAATCAAGCTGCGAAGAAGGCTAGAGCGGCAGCGGTTAGTGTCAGAAGTGCCGCACCCGGCGCGACAACGGCTACCAAAGCGCAAGATCGCCGATCCATGCTTGCCGAACAATTCGACAACGTAGCGGATCGACTCTAAAAACCTGATAGGAGACTAATCATGGCATTCGCCAATAGTGCTATCAGCGACATTATCGCCACTAACATTCAAAGCCGTACTGGTGAACTCGCTGATAACGTAACAAACAACAACGCCCTGCTGCGCCGACTGAAGGAACGCGGAAACGTCAAGACCTTCTCCGGCGGTAACGTAATCTTGCAAGAGATTATGTACAACGACACGGCTACCAACAACACCAACAGCTACAGCGGCTATGAAGTGTTGAATGTGTCGCAAAACAGCCCGATCTCTGCGGCGCAGTTCTCAATCACTCAGTACGCTTCGGCAGTTTCGATCAGCGGTCTTGAGATGATTCAGAACAGCGGCAAGGAAGCGATCATCGACTTGCTCGATGGCCGTATGGCTGTTGCCGAGGCTCAGATCGCTAACCGTATCAGCGGCGACCTGTATCTCGACGGTACTGGAAACGCAGGTAAGAACCTGACCGGCTTGGGCGCTGCTGTGCCTGATAGCCCGGCCACCGGTACTTACGGCGGTATTGATCGTGCTACTTGGTCATTTTGGCGCTCGGTGTCGTACTCCGGTCTGAGCAATGGCGGCGCTGCGGTCACCTACAGCAACATCCAGCAATACATGGATGCAGTCGCTGTTCAGTTGATTCGTGGAACAGACAAGCCTGATCTGATCGTGGCTGACAACAACTACTATCGTCTCTACCTGCAATCGCTGCAAGCGATCCAGCGGATTACCGATAGCGGTTCGTCGATGGCCGGTGCTGGCTTTGCCTCGCTGAAATACTTCGGCGCTGGTATGGCTTCGGACGTGGTGCTTGATGGTGGTATCGGTTCTTCCGCTACCGCTAACCATATGTTCTTCTTGAACACCAAGTACCTGATGTTCCGTCCGCACGCTGACCGGAACTTTGTTCCTATCGGTGGCGAACGCCAAGCAGTCAACCAAGATGCAATCGTTAAGCTGATTGGTTGGGCCGGTAACTTGACTAGCAGCGGCCCGCAGTTCTGCGGCGTGCTGATTGCTTAAGGAGAAAATAAAATGCCTACGTTCAGCGTATCCGGTGTTATCGGCACTAACTTTACCGATACTTCATCGACTGCCCAATTCACTCCCGGCACGAAAGTGCTGTTGAGCGATGGCGGCGAAGCGATGTATGTGCAAGCCTCTGAAGCAATCAGCACCTACGGCGCGGT